TCCGCGTCGTCTTCGTTCCAGCACTCGCAATTCGATACGAGTGACGATATCAGTTCTCGTTTTTCTTTGTCCATCTTCTCGGACTCCTTGTTGATTAAAACGCCACAACCGTCGGCGATAGAGCACGCCCCTAGTTGATCCGGTAAGATTGCGACATGATCCGGCCGGTAGTTTTTCGCAATCGCTTCGTACGGCCGGCCGTTGAATTCTCCCTGTTCCGGCTCCCTGTCGACGCCTAAACCGGTGGACAATTCCATCGGCTTGTTCTGTGTTAGGGCTTCGTAGATTCGATCGTCGATCCGCCTCGTTGAATCAATATCGAACCAACCCTCGGCTTTTAGTTTTCCGTTTGAGATCCTAGCACGAAGCAATACCCCGATGCCTTGCGTATTCAAGATGTCGGGATCCTTTGCGGACACGCTCTGCCCGTTTGTCTTCGGATGATAAACCGTGAGCGGCACGCCGTTCCAGATTGCCGGTTCGCGTTCCACTTCGGTTGCAGGATATAAGAGCGGACCCATGCTTCCGGTTAGGACGCCCGGCACAATTAGCGTGAGCGGTGCAACAAGGTGCTCCCGGCCGTGCAGAGTTTCGCGGCGGATATCGCCGGACAAATTTGCTACCAATTTAACTTCGTGCATGTTTCCCTCGTCCCAAAGTTTACTAGGTTACGCAGCAAACGCAAAGCAGCAAAACCAAACACTCAGCACTAGGCTATGTCAACCCGTCATAAGGCGAATACAATTTACGAACATGCTGGTAATGGGTTCGCCGATTGGAATAGACACAAACAATATCTTCGCTCGGCGGTAGCTTCTTGCGAATTTGGGACACATGTTGATGCACCGCCGCCATCGTCGAAAGCTCATCACATAACGCCAACAATTCTTCTTTCGGGTGTCTCTTGCCATCGGACAAAAGTCCGAGCATCGATTGTTGGATCGGTGAGAATTCAGCCACGGGTTATATCCTTCGGCCGCACTTTTGCGATCTTCGTGTCTGCACCCGACCATCGGCTTCGAGCGAGCCGTTGCGATTTGGTCCGCACTTGCTTGGTAATCGACACGCGGGAAACTTCCGACAACACCGATGTCTCGATTGCCTTTTCGATCCGTGCCGGGCTTCGTATTTGCCCTCGCCTCGGTTCACCGACGTTCGCCGGAATGAAGGAACAACGGCAATTCGGGTGCCTGGGTATGCTACCGCTCGCTTCTTTGAGCGTCATCACGACGTTCTCTAGATCGCTGCAAAGGCCGCACACTCGATCATCGCCGGCGGTACTCCACTCAACCATCACACCAACCTTATCGACGCCGAGCCGCTTGTACGACATTAGCTCACCCTCGGCGTGGGCTCTTATGACTTCCGTGCGGGCAATCGTCGCCGCTCTTGCTCTTGTCATCTTGTCGATTTCTCGTGTCATTCTTCGGGCGATCGTCATAACGTTGTCGCCCTGGATCAAGCCGTCCGCCAAGATTCGGGACATGTTTGTACTCATCGCCTGGGTAACGCCTTGGAGATCGGTAAAGGTTCGAGAGATTAGCAACCGCACCTTCTCGACGCTCGGCGGGTGCCTGAACGATTCGGACAAAAACTGGTCCCGGCTTCCTCGCATAAAATCGAGTCCCTCGTCCGGTTGGGCGTGGATCTTCCGCAAGTCGTCGAACGCTCGGCCCTGTCCCGTCTCGAAACTTTCGTGGATGTACTGATCGAGCCAACGACTCGATGCCGGATCTGTGCCCTGTAGGATTAGATCGTCTACCTGTCCGGCTACCCATTGCTGGAACTCTATCAATTGCCTGTCGGTGCTCAACGGTTGCCAACGCTGGTTACTAATCGACGCAATTGTTGGCCGCCGCCGTTCCTTGATGCCGAACGCATCCTCGTCCACGATGAGCTTTACCACCGCTTTCCTGAATGCCCGGAAGCGTCGCCACATCTCCGCCACAAAACGCTTTCGTAGCATCGTCGTCCGGGTCGGATCAATTCGCAATGGGTTAGGTGTTTTAACCACCAGATTCGTCCTCGATGTCGAACGTTTCTTCTTGCACCGGCTCGGCTTCCGCCTCATCTTTTACGTGCTCGAACGTTGCCTCCAATATCTCAACCGCTACGTCTTGATCGTACCCAAGGATCCGGGTGAGATAATTAAGCGGCTCGATGAGAGAATCGACACCGCCGCCTACATACTTCGCCATCGAGTTCGTCCGCCGCTCGGCAATAATCGCTTGTTCTTCCGGGCTCTGTTCTTGCATGTCCGGCCACACGACCTTGAATTGAGCCGGCACCGGCATCACGCCCAATTGAATTAACCGGTTGACAAACGGAACGATTATCCTCGGCGTGATGTATTTATTTTGCCGGGATCGAACCCGGTTCTGCCATGTCTTTGCGTCTTGGCTACTCGAAAGCTCTCCACGCTCGGAACCAATAAAGATCCGCTTCGGTATTCCTAGTTGTATACAGATCGCCTCAACTTGTTTTTCGATTCCGTTTGACGGGTCGACGACTTGCGGTGCCAGACTCTTGGCCGATGCACCCATCAAAGATAGATACCGCTGCAATCCGTTCATATAGTTTTCCATCTCGTCCCTGATCGCGTCGGCATCAATTTCGACATCGCCACCGAGTTGCGGGTGCGTCTCGATCGAGATACCAGGGAATGCCCCACGCCAATACATCTCCGCCGAGCCGCTGTAGAACTTCCTGAGATCGAGTAGCCGATTGAGGACCGGCCGCATTCGAGGAACTCCGAATACGTCGCTTGAGCCTGGGTTGTCTGCGATATGCAAAACGCGTGACCAATGCACCGGCGTCGTTGTCTGTGGAACTCCAACGCCACACTGTTCGTTCCTCGGATCCGAGAAGGTTATGTTATACGATGTCGGCAAACCGAATCGCGGGTTTGTTTCGTCGCTTTCGTATTGGGTAATGTCCGCCATCGCCTCGGGGAATGCCCGAAGGTATAACAGTTGGCGGCTCGGGCTTGGCTCTACCGGTTGGCTTAACGATTCGCCGTCATTCATACCCAAAAGGATCACGCCGTAATGCCCAATCCCAGATAGAACGTCCGCTCGATACATGAGCTCAAGTATCGGATTGCCCTCGTTCGTATCTTCGAACCAACTCTCCTCACGGAGCATCGAGCCGAGGTTGTTCCATGCGTCCTCAAACTTCGTCACGGTATCGGAGTCTTCATCTTCGAAGACTGCCGGTTGCACCAACCAACTTTCTTCGGGCATCACTTCTACTACCCGGGTGGCGATTGCTTCACGGTCGTAGAGTTCTTGATACGTCGCGTCGTTGATATTAGCGGTAGAAGGGTATCCGCATTCGTCGTCCATATTCCGCCGAGGATCGAGAAGCTTCTGTATAACTTGGGCTCGGCTTGTCGCCGCGTTTGCCATCATCTCACGAATGTGCCACCGTTCTTCCGGGCCGAGTTTCCCGTTTCCATTGTTCGACACAAACCGGCCTCTGTCGTCCCTTTTCACTTTCATCTCTGCTCTCCTTGTATTTATCGAATCGGCCCTACGACGAACCGCTTTTGTCTTCGCTCTAAACCATAGACGGCGAGCACCAGCGAATCGGCTTCGTCTGGACTGCACCCGAGGATTTCACGCAACGTCTTTTCTTTACTGTGCTGGCTTCGCTTATCTTTAGGCGGTAAGTATAGTCGGCCCTCGTGATCATATTTTAGTGGCAGCGGTGAAAGTTGTCGCCGCAATTCTGTCAAATCCTGAGAGATCCCGAACCCGCCACCGTTATCTGGATTGAGCCGAGCACGCAGCATGCCGTACATTTCTGCTCGGCGGTTCTTGTATATGTATTTAACTTCTCGGGCTTCCTCTTTTTGTGCCGAGGTTCTCATTCGTTTGTCCTGGCTCGGATCGCTCGCCGCTTCGCCGAATCCAACGGTTCGAACTCGGTGGCCGTCCGCTCGCATCTGGTCAGCATGTTGCTTGCCGCCGCCACCTCGATCAAATAGGACATTCTCAGCCGTGACGTTCCACTCACGCATCAGGCCGAGCGTTCGGTTTGGTATCTCTGTCGTGTCGGCTGTCTTCTTGGATAATTGGTGCAGGATACCGCGTTCGTCAATGACGGTCCAGCACGTATTGTCTCCACCTTCGGCGGAATCGACGCCTAGCGTCCTTAGCAAGCCGCCTGCGCGTGTA